AAAGGCTGTGGTTTGGCCTAACATAAGCAACCGGCGCAAAGCGGCCACCGGACTGACAAAGATAAGCTCTTTGCCAATCAGCATAGCGGCCGCCTGCCACACAAGCAGCCAAAAAAGGAGAACGGCCGCCCATACCAATATATTTTTTAACTTTCTCATAAATGCAAGAAGAGCCTTCTGATTTTCTTCTTCAAACGGCTCTCCACCCAGCAGGGTAATTCCTTCTATATATTCCGGTTCCAGGGAATCAATGACTTCCTGCTGCATTCGCTCATCAAACAATTCCCCGTATCCAAAATCCCATGTCTGCGGCTGAAAACAACCGTCGCAGGCATTCCTGCAGCCGGAAACGAACAGGACTGTACGGCAGCCCGGTCCGTTTGCCACGTCACAGTATTTTATTCCTGCGTAATTCATACACGTTTCTTCTTTCCTAATACTTTCATGCAGACTGTAGATACTGCAAGAAACAGAACGATTGCCCCGCCAAAAGCAAACGGTAAACTGAATGCCCCTGTCTTCGGAGTAGAATCCACCGGCTTTTTTCCACTGGTGGAAGAACCGCCGCTACTTCCACCCGATGCACCAGGCTTCTGTGTTGGATTCTGCGTTGGGTTCTGAGTCGGGTTTTGTGTTGGATTCTGTGTATTATGACTCGGATTCTGTGTCTGACTCGTCTGCGAATTCTGGCTGTTGTTCTGTGTCGGTGATGTCTGACTGCCTCCCGTCGGATTCTGCGTTGGGTTCTGAGTCGGGTTCTGTGTTGGATTCTGAGTCGGGTTTTGTGTTGGATTCTGGGTCGGGTTCTGTGTAGTCTGCCCTGCCCCGGCCTCAATACGGGTTGCCACATTAACCGCCTGGTAATTGGCATCTGTAACCTCGCGTACCGTAGGAGTTACCGGCATCGTCGTATACGCCTGCCGTACTGTAAAATTAACCGTGGCAATCACCTCATTACCGCTGTAACTCTTTCCCATAATGCAGGAAACATTAACAGACTTTTTTCCATTCCCGTCATCTATATCATTTGCCATCGTCATGTTATTGTTTGAATTAGACGTAATCGAATTTGCAAAAGTGGTTCCCGTATAAGACAGATAATTCGGATCATACCCTACTCTTGCTGCAAACGTAGAAATTGTCGGGTTATTTGACACAACCAGCCGCACTGATACCGTATCGCCTGCCTTGGCATTATCTGTCGTTCCAAATGTAAGATTCATTGTGCTCCCGGCATGTGCCGTCTCAGGTACTGCACACAAAAGCAGTGCCACCAGCATACAGATTCCTATGATTTGTTTTTTTAAATTCTTCATCCTTCGACCTATATCCTTTTTGCTATTACAACAAGTCTCCCATTGTCCACTGTATATTCACAGGTAGACAACATAATTGTAGTGTCTCCATACCGCAGATGCTCTCCGGTATCATAAAGACTGTTTTCCCTGATAAAATCCAGAAGGTCCTGAAACTCCCCACGGTTCTTGTAATTATGGAACCAGTAATACCGGAATCCGTATTCGTCCTCCTGCTTCACACGCGTCTGAACCACAGCCACAATCTGATACAGCCCTGTTTCGTGAAGCGTATCAAACTCAATTGTCTGGTGCTTCTGGTAAAAATTCTGGTCCTGATACTTATCAAGATCCCCGAACTGGGTTCTGTCGTTCATATTGTGGCCAAAAATCACAAGATTTTTGTCCAGCGGTGATATGCTGGAATCCGCTGCAATAAACAGCGCACCCCTGTTATCCGTCTTGCCTTCAAAGTTGTGTTTCAGGTAATATTCCTTGCCTGTCCTGTCCTGCATAACAGGATAGTCAATAGAAGTACCATCCACTTTCAGCCATCCGACAACATCCGGATACATACTATATAATATAACATACTGGTCTAAAATTGCAACCTTATCCGTGTTTTTTTTATCATTTTCGTCAGATTTTTTTAAATGTATCCGTTCCTGCCGGATGTATTCAAGAACAGCATCCTCTTTTGCCTCCTTAATCTGCAGGTAAAGAAGCGCTGCCAACAACACAACCGCCATAGCCAGAAAAGAAACTGCAACTCTTTTGCATACTTTCTCTATCGTTCGTCTATGGCGGTTCTTGCTTGTGCGGCCGGAAAGCGCTGACAGAAAAGAATCGCCCACCCATGTGGAAAATCCCCTTCCATTTTTCAGCCTCTGGTAAAGCGTCTGGTTTGCTTCTTCATCTTCCAGATTATTTTCGGCACAAATATTCTCAATTTCCTTTATATCCCGCAGGTACAAATCGTCTGTATCAGAAAAGACAGCCGGTTCCGCAGAAGGACTGCTCCCTCCTGCGGACTGGCTTTTGTACAAATGGGGATATTTATTTTTATTTTTTTCGCTCATCTGGCCTCTGCACTTATTTCACGGAATGCGGCAATGACGGTACTGAAGGATCACCATTATAATATTTGATGATAAGAACCGCATCTACAAGATTGACCTGTCCGGACTGGTCAACATCTGCCCTTTTCAGCTGGTCATCCGTCAGCCCGGAGTTCGGCTCCTGGTTATAATAACGCAGTATCATGGTGGCATCAATCAGGTTGACTTTTCCATCTCCGCTGACATCACCGAACGGAACCAGATGTTCCACAAATTTTACGGCAATCTCTTTAGTATTTCCGCTTCCTCCGGCAATACTTGTGTTCATTTAAATTCTTCCCGGATCACTGCTGTCGTTTTTGTCCTTATATTTTGCGTTTGCAGGGTCTGACTGGGTTACCACGTCCACCAGCTCTGTATATATTGTTGTTGAACTGCTTGTATTAATACGGTTTTTATTTGCTTCATTCACCTTAAATGTCAGAAGCATCAAATCCCCGGAAAGCTTGATATTTGTATTGGAAATCACAGATACCGTTACCTTCCTCCATGCTTTCTCCCCGGCGTGTCCAGTCGGAGGCTCTGCATTCACCGGTCCGGTGATTTCCCGGATACTGATATATGCTGATGCCTGGTTTGTAAGAACACTGGATAAATCCGGTGTCATATTTTTCAACCGGCGTGTCGCTAGGGTAATATCCCCGTGCCGCCACTACTTCCTGGATATCCCATTCCGTAACTTTATTTTCCTTCATAAGGTCTTTTAGGGCCTGAGGAATGTTATCCGGGCCGCTTACCCACATAGGGTCATATGTTTCCTGCCCGGTCCCGCTTTCCGGTTTCCCGGCAGGAGTAGCCACAGGCGGCGTAGCCTCCCCCTTATTATCCTGCTTTGTTTCCTGTTCCTGCGGGGACGGTGCAGGCGCTGCCTGGCCCCCCGCATTTTTGCCCAGTTCGATTATATGGGCTATCCCGGCATAATCAAAAGGCATTTCTTCCGGCAGGCCGTGCCTGTTTTTCGCATCCCAGCAGGGATGATGCGCGGTGTACATAACCCGGGAGCCGCCTTGCGCTTTCCGCCTTTTCCCTTTTTCATCCACTGCCACGGAATAAGTCTTATAATTGGCAAAAAGCACCATGTCCGCCCACTCTTTTACCAGGGGCGCCGTCTGTGACGTCGTCTTCTTGCCCAGCTTCAGTTCCCACCTGTCATATGCCCCCATTTCATCCGGCTGCTCAAATTTCCTCATTTGCGCATGAGCGGTAAGCACTACATTCATCCCAGCATCCACAACCCCTGACAGCCTATTCAAAAAACGGCCAAACTCTTCCTTTGCATACACATAGCCTGTCCCATACCCAAAGCTCTCAAGCCCATCCTTTTGGTGCCTGGCGCAAATATGCTCCACACACATCTGCTCTGCCCAGTCTATGGTGTCCACCACCAATGTTTTGCAAATATCCACATGGGCGCGGACATATTCCACCTGCTCCATCAGCATTGTCCAAGAAGTGGGGGACGGGGTTCTCGCCACGTCCATGTCCTTTGTGCCGCCTTCCGTGTCAATAAACACCGTTTCCGGGAACTGCGCCGCGAATGTGCTTTTCCCTATTCCTTCCGGGCCATATACCACTACTTTTTTTGCGCCTGGCCTTTTTCCCCTGATAATTTCCATTAAAATTCACCCGCTTTCCACTTTGCATTTTTATTTTCCGGCGCCTGCTGTTCCCGCCCCGCCACATAACCATCTTCAATAATGATGCTGCATTCATCCCCAGTGCTTACCCGCGTGGCGATGGCCTGCAGCCCTTCCCGTTCCAGCCATTTCCCAAATTCGTTTAATGTGTTTACGTCCATTTGCTCCAGCTTGTCCAAGAGGACGAAGCCACATTTGGGATTCAGCTTTCTTACGATTGCAGTTGCAACTTTCAAACGGTCGGAACCGGACATGTTATCCCACTTCTGTGCAATGGCAGTTCCACGGACTGCAGCAGGCCGCCCCTGTCTTTCCTTGCCTGGTTAATTTCTACCGTCAGACCATCATACTGCTCCCTATATGCCCGCGCATCCTCTTCCGCTTTGTCTTTATCAAGATTTGCCCTTACTTTGCGGTTGGTTTCCTCGATATTTAATATGCTTTGCTCCAACTCTGCGGTAGGCTCATCATGAAGCTCCGACGCCTCTTTAATCGCTGCGTTTAATAATGCGTTGGCTTCCTCCAGTTCCTTTTCTTTTTTTATAAGCTGTTCCCGTATGGCTTCCACTTCCCCGGCCAGAGTTTCCACCTGCTGGCGGTACTGCTCTTTCCTGTCCCTCTTTTTCTGGTTTTCCCCGTTCCTTGCCAGGATTTCCTGCTGCTGCAGGATTAGTTCCGTCGGGGAGACAAGTTCATTGGGCGCCTCCGGATAATAAGCCATTTCTTTTGCATATTTCTCTTTCTGGTCAGCGATCCGGCCAACCGCCGTCCGCTGGCTGGCATGTTCCTTTTCTTTCCTGTCCAGTTGTTCCAGCCTGTCACCAATCCCGATAATTTTAAGGAGCGTTTTTGCTTTTTCCTGGCTGGACGCCTCCATAAACTTAGGCAGGTCTATGGCAAGCTGCTCCACGAATTCGTTCAGTATCTGCTGCCCTCCCTTTCTTCATGTGGAGTCTGTGATTTTCAGGCTGCTGTTTTTCCCCTTGCGTTCCACAACAAGCCCGTTATTCATAACAATATGTAAGTACGGTGGGACGGCTGACTCACGGAACTGCGCTTCTGAGGGGCGATAACGTTCCCCTCCCAACGCCCATGCAATGGAATCCAGCACGGATGTCTTCCCCTGGTTGTTATTCCCACCGATGACTGTCAGGCCGTTTGCCGTCGGTTCTATCCGAACCGCCTTCACGCGTTTTATGTTTTCAATTTCCAATTTATTGATTTTCATCGCTTCCATTTCCTATCCTCCCGGATTTTATTTCGTGGGATGCATTATATTGCTTTTCCCTCCCCTCTGCGCTATAATAAGCGCAGACATAAATATTTATTTGTCCTTAACCTTTGAGCCTGCCGCCACAGGCTCTTTTTTCTTTTGCCAGGATGTCTTATCCCCCACAACCCTTACGCACCGCCCATTTTTCTGCACCATAGCCATAATCATAATTTTTTTCATGCGTCCATGCCTTTCCATTCCTCTACGCTTGTCCAACGCTTTTCCTGGAAACTGCTTATGCAGTTCCCACTTTCTTCTTTGCTTCCTCTTCTGCAATTTTTTCTTCCAGAAGCTTGCACTGCAGCTTCCCAGCCCTTATCATCAGGTAAACGTCCACAAAAGCCTGTGTAATCCGCTCTGTAGCCCCTTCCGTAAACTCCACTGTACAATTTATTTTTTGCTCTTTTCTTTTCCCCATTATGTAAGCGCTCCCTTTTTAGACATCTTATGCGGATACTGTTTGTCCCTATTTCACGTCAATATAAGCTTTGTTGTCATCCTGCCATGTGAAGCTTTCCACTTCCCTGTCTGAAAAATCCTGTATTGCATCCTGATACCAGTTGCCCCGCGCAAGCACGTTAGATTCCCTGTCACAGATATAAATTTCCGTATCATTATTAATCACCCCAAGTTCTAAAATGTAGCTTACTGCCATATGCCGCCCTCCTTTTTATACCGAAGATTCTTACATGAGCTGTCTTCTTTATGCTCAAATGAGTCATTGCGCCGAACCAAATGGCTGCTTTTATTGTCCGCCTGAAAAGGACAAGGGCTGATACCCTTCCCTTAGCGCCGCTTCATTAATCCGTTGCAGCGCTATTTCTGGAATTTCTGCCTGCATTTTTTCCCTAAGCTCATCCTGTGTTTTAGCATCTTTTGCGGCCCCATACATCACATCGCAGAAAACGTCTAATTCTAATTGCTTTACCGCATCAAATACGGTCATTTCTTTTTCCCCACCTCCCTCTTCTTTCTGGCGCCTTGTAAAGCTAGCTGATTTAACGCATCGATTCAAAAATGGGCTGTCCGAGGTAATGGATTTCATCTCCAAATTCATTCCTTAACCTCACCGGTCGCTGTCTGTGAATAGAACTCATCCTTTGTGACAGACAGTGACCAACCACCATCTTCAAATTCCAAATTTAAATGGCTCACATGCCGCATAACCTCAACATTCAGCAAATAGATACCTTTTTCCGTATCAATATGAAGGGACTTAAATTCTTTTTCACCCATCCTTTCACACCTCCCTCACTCAAAAAATGCTCAATCAGCCTTCCCAAGAAATTGATGTAGATACTACATATACGCAAACAGTTTATTCAGTTTTATGATAAATCTGTTTTTTCTTCCTCACGTGAGGAGTCTTTTTCATCTTCCGTGAGGAAATCTCCCATCAGGTATTCCAGCCATTCTCTGAAATTATTTTTTGCCCTTTTGTCTTCGTTTGGTACAACCGGTAGTCTGTCGCATGTAACGCTGGTGGACGCATTTTCCCCGGCTTTGTGGTGAAATTCGATTTCCGTTATCGGTTCGGACCAATATACTTTTCCATCACATAAAATCGATGTGCGAGGCCCGTCTGATGCAATAATTATTTTCTGTGGTTTCTTTCCCATCCTTTCACACCTCCCTCCTAAACCGGAGCCTTGTCCGGTTCTCCATCTGTGGATTCATATTAAAATATCCAAAATTCAACTTTTTTATATTGACTTTCTAATACTTTCCGACTACTGTAGATACGTTACATGTCGTATTCTCATAGTCGAAAGGCGGCACTTATTTTGAAACGATTTGTACATTC